CAGGTAGTCGTAGAGTTCGTGTACATTGTAAAAATCATGGTATGGTGGTTGGTGATAAAACGAGTTTCCGTATTGGGGAATATACATGGATGAATGTAACGGTCAATACTGGACAATTAGTGATGGGCCAAAAGATTGTTACTAGTACTGGATCTGCAACCGTTAAAAGTGTAAAAACAACACAAAATAATACAGTAGATTGCGAGTTAACTAACATAAAAGGTTATTTCTTACAAGGGCAGACTTTCACTGCACAAAGTATCACACCAAATCTGAACAATTCTTACTTAGTAACAAACTTCACAAGACGCCCTGTTGTACTAGGTCCTAGCAATGTTGTAACTGGTGTTATCAACCATGATTTTAATGATGATATTAATGGTATTCCTCTCACAGAGTTAAATGATGAGCTTACTGTCATTGAAGTTGATAGTCCCGATAGCTTCATTGTGCAAACCACCACACCTGCCAATTTAACTGGTTTTGCTGGTGGAGATGTAATTCTTGATGTAAATCGTCGTTATGAAATGTTTAATGTAAGTGGTAGTTTTACCGCTAATGGATCTGAATATGAATGGAAATTATCAGGTATTGGTCATAAATGTAATGGATTATTTGAATCTGATGATTATGTTCGCCAAGAAGCTAAACTTTTCGTGCCTGGGCAAGATACGCATGTCGGGAAACCACTCAAATTTGCAAGTCGATTGAATGAAATTCGGCGTCTTGCGGGTGATTCTAGCATAAAAGTTACTTGTAATTTCAAGACCTCTAACAAATTATTAAGTCCTGTAGTGAATGTTGAAAGTTTTAGCTTAATTGGGGTCGCAAACAGAGTAGGATTTGCTGATCCTACTACAATGGCTGTTAGCCCAAATGCAACAAAGCAATTCTTCCCTGAAACTGATCCTGTGAATGGAAGCGAAGTATTTAAATATGTAACACGTAACATTGTACTTCGTAATCCTGCGCTCGATATGAAAATATTAGTAGATGTTTATAAGCCTCAAGATGCTGATTTTGACGTTTATGTGAAAATTCTCCATCCGTGGGAAAATATTGATATAGATACTAAAAATTGGATTCATATTGAAGGCGTTTGGAAGGATTTCACTAGCAACAGTTTGTTAGATTACCGTGAAGTTGAATTTACTTTAGGTGAATTGATGCCAGATGTATTCGGTTCTAAAGAATTTAGCACCTTCAAAGTCAAGATAGTAGGGCGCTCTAAAAATCCTGCTAATCCTCCAATGTTTAAAAGATTTAGAGCAATAGCAATAACTTAATATGGAACAGATCATAAAAGATAACAGAGATTATGTAAAAGTGAACGGCAGCTATATTATAAATCGCAATGATAAAGAATACAGAGCTGCGCTACTTCGCGCAAGGTCAGCTAATAGGCTCAACAATATTGAAAAACGTGTAGAAAATTTAGAATCAAAGCTTGATTTAATTCTAGAATTACTCAAAGAGAAGAAGTAATGGCAACACAAAGAACTGTTCAACCTAGTGATTCATTTAACACCTGGCGATTGACGACTAATCAAATTAGTACAGATGTTGTCAATGTTGAAACAGATCTGAATAATAAAATCGGATCATTACCGACTCTATTGACAGCTGCTAAGAACAATTTAGTGGCGGCAGCCAATGAATTAGCAACGAGGACTGGTAATATATCAAATTTAAACACTACTGATAAAAGTAATCTCGTTGCGGCTATAAATGAGTTAGTAACTGCTATAAACAACTTAAACCAGCAATTATCTGGTAAAATTGGAGATTTAACTACTTTAACAACAACTAATAAAAGCAATCTCGTAGCTGCCATTAACGAGATTGATGGCGACACAGGAACTGCATTGACTAATATAGGTACTTTGAGCAGCTTGAATACTACTAATAAGAGTGACTTAGTTTCTGCTGTCAATGAAGTTGATAGTGATGTTGGAACTGCATTGACTAATATAGGTACTTTGAGCAGCTTGAACACTACTGATAAAAGCAATCTCGTGGCGGCTATCAATGAAGTTGATACCAATAGCAAAACTCGCGACGGAACATTAACGTCTCTTAATACAACCGCAAAAGACAATTTAGTTAACGCTATTAATGAGCTTGTAACAAAAATTGGAGATCTAACAACTCTTACTACAACTGCAAAAGATAATTTAGTTAACGCCATCAATGAATTAAAAGCGAATCAAACAGCTCACGGGTGGTAGTAAATGGCGAAGTTTCCTGTTAAGTTTTATTACGGCGGTGGAACTTATTTCGGTACAACGCAAGCGGATTACCCAAGACTGACCAACAGTCCTGGTAGTTTAATTGCTCTCCTGGATGCAGTGCTTGTTAATGGTTATGGAGACAAGCCTGTAACATCATTAGTGGTTGATGCTAATAGAAAAGCCACTTTAACAGCGACAAATCACGGATACGATATTCCAGCTCGCTTCGAAATATATGGTGCAGATCAATCTGCGATCAATGGCGAATGGGAAGTTGAATCCGTTCCAGATGCAAATACCATTACTTTCACAGCACCCGCAAGTTTAGCAAATACAACCATAACAGGTAATGTTCGTATTCGCGTACCGCCTTTAGGTTGGGATAAAGTATTCAGTGATACGAACAGGGCTGTTTATAGAGCGCGAGCTGGTAATAGACATTACTTATACATTGATGATACAGGAACTAATGGTGCGTTACCAGGGGCTGCTAAAGTTAGGCCATTTGAACATATGGATAGTATTAATGAACTTATCAACAACAGCTGGATGGCCTGCGGTGATAGCTTGAAAAATACAAATCAGCTTTCAAGTTCGACTGGACTATCAATTGCTGAAAATCGTGCAGTTTGCTGGATGCATTATATAGGTGATGCTGGAGGTGTAACTGGAACGTCGACTGATATCGGATGGACGATTATTGGGTGCGACAGATTCTTTTATCTTAGTATTCAAAACATATACGGTAATACTACAGGACCATATAGGACCCCATATATGTTCGGGGATTTTCCAAGTATTAAACTTGATGACGCGAAAAATGTAATCATTAGAGGAACAAACTGTTTCGATCCTGTATATGCATATAACAATGATTATGGAAGAAATTCTGGACGCTATTTTTGTTTCCAAAAAGCTCGCGCAGGAAACTTTCTCGCCAGCGGATTTACACAAAATACTGGAAATAAGTACTGGACAATAATGCCCCCAGGACACGGATTTGCAATTAACGACTGGGATTATCCAGTAGGCGCATTTAATGGACCAAGTGTTGCTCGCGGACCGAATCCAGCATCAGGCGGATATATTTTCATGGGTCCTTGTCATCTATATGAAGATTATGAAGGAAATGAATTCTCGTCAGGAATGGCATATTCAGTTCTTAGAGGATTTTTGCCAGGATTTTATGTTGTACCAACAAATTTCCTCAGCACAGATTATACGCAAGCTCTTATAAAACAAAATCAATTATTAAAAGATTCAAAAAATAGAAGATACATGGCCATGGGAATTTATGGCCACTGGTCAAGTAACTATTACGGTAGAATAGCATTCCATTTCATCAGCGTCGATGAAGACTGGTTTGCAATAGAGGGGACAGCTCAACAACCATGACAACTTTTAAAATTAAACATTACTGGCATACCCCAGGAATGGGGTCAATGAATGCCATCAAAGCACCAAAACTAACAAATAACGCAGGTAGTCTTATTACAGTTCTTGATGCAGTTCTCGTTGATGGATTTGGTGAAGCAACAGTATCAATGTCAATTCATCCAACAGATGTTAATAAGGCAGTTATAACTGAAAATAACCATGGATACGCATTAACAACTCGTATAAAAGTTGATGGTTGTGACAACACTGCATTCAATTCTGAATTTGAAATCATCGAAATTCCAGATGCAAATACCTATGTAATTGATGTGACTGGCTTACATTCCCAGGCTGCTGGAACTCCAGTTACGACAAGTAGCAATATTACAGTAAAAGTTCCGAGTTTAGGATGGACTAAAGTGTTTAGTGGAATGAATAAAGCTGTGTATAAGATGAAAGGTGGAAGTCAACGTTATCTATGGATTGGTGATAATCAGAGTTATTACGCAAAAGTTCGAGGCGCTTGGGATGCAACAGGAGCAAATGAAACTGATCTGAAATGGCCATTTCCAGATTTTGATCAAGCGGCATCAGGATCACCGCCCAGATGGTTTCATCGAATTGATTCAAGTAATACTGGACCATGGGGAACTACAACAGATATAGGTTGGACAATTATTGGGACAGACAAATTTTTCTTTATTAGCATACATCATTATTATGGCGAAAATTGGATACGAGACGGTGATTGTTTTTGGAATGTTTACGTTTTCGGGGATGTGAATGTTTATAATCAATCTGACACTTCAGCTACTGTGTTAGCCGCAGGTCAAAATTCTGATCCATCTAGTTGGAATTTACCTTACTACACAACCCCATTTTGTCGTTGGCGCGAAGGATACGATTACCGCCAAACTTTTGCAGGAACGTGGAATAATTTAAAAAAGCCAACCTTTTATAGAATGATGGGACCATTCGCAGATGGCGTGAGCTGGACCGATGATGTTGGATTAGGGAGAGGTAGATTTGATATAAATCCATCCTTGGATAATATACCAGTTGGCACTCCTGTTTTGTTAACAGATGGTACCGCGAATGGTATTAGAGCAGAAATGCCAGGAATGGCCGTCACGCCAGTTTATTTAAATGGCGTTTATCAACAGAATAACATCATAAATGTCAATGGAGTAAGATATATGTATATGGCGACTAAATATAGTATATATGCTAATGTTAATGATGGCCACTTTCTCGTCCAAATTGATGGAGACATGCATACTCTGAAGGGGACACTATAATGCCATTACCTGACACTTCAGTCAAATTCTTCTTCGGAAATCCCTCTTTTCGAATTCATACCAATGCACCGAAACTTTCAGTGAATGCAGGGGGTCTTATAAATGTTCTAGATGCATGTTTAGTCAATGGATTTGGGCAAGTTACTGCATCAACTTTGACAATCGACGCATATGGTATAGCAACTCTAACAACGTCAACACCCCATGGATATCAAAGAGAAGAAACAAGGATACTCATACAAGGTGCAGACCAGACTGCGTTGAACAGAGAATGGATTATCAAAGACATACCATCATCAACTACTTTACGATTTGATGTTTCTGGAACAAACCTAGAGAATAGTACAGCGACAGGAACAATTACTTGTAAAATCGCGCCGCTTGGTTGGACAAAAGAATATTCTGGGACAAATTTAGCCGCATATCGCACGAAAGGTGGTAATCACGCTTATCTTTATGTCGATGATACTTCAGCATATAGTAGAGTTCGCGGTTACAGGAGCATGACCTCATTGACAAACGGAGTAGATCCGTTCCCAACAGACATGCAATTAAGCGGAGGTGGTTATTGGAATCATTGGTGTAGTTCATCACGTTATGGAAATTCAAGTTCTGGTACTGATTTGTCATGGCATCTTGTTGGAGATGATAGATTCTTTTATTTTGGATGTACATTTTCAACGCACGATGGATATGCCGATGGGTTTCGTCCACAACTTTATAGAGCGTGTTATTTCTTCGGGGAATTTGTCTCCTACAAAACAAATGATATCAATAACTTAGTTATTCAGCATGCTAGAGGTCAAGTAAACGCGTCAGGCTGGCCATGGCACCATGACTCTCTTATTCAAGATGAATTCTATTTCTGGGCAAATTATCAAGGTAAGCATCTAATAGGAAGTGCTAATAACGCTGCAAATTCACAAACAAGATTTACTCTTTCTGCGCCTCTTGGATATCTCACAAATACAGCAACAACAAATGATAGCATTGCGGGTCGATATTCAACATTGTCTAAAAGAAATATAATAACAGGTGGTGGGATTCATTTTGCTTACCCAACTGCAATTATTTCAGAAACTGAAGGGATACGCGGTCATATGCCAGGACTTTATTTTTCTGCTCAATCTGCTTATTGGGGTGATGCTGTATTTTATGAAGACACGATATTTACAGACGACTCAGGAAGAAAGTTTTTTATTGCTCCACATGCTGATGGACACTATCAAGGTACTTTTTATTTTATAAGAATAGATAAAGACTGGAGAAGCATCTGAGAGTTCAGTATGAGCATTTCTTTCGTAGCACCTTCTTCAGACAGTCTTCAATCATACGTTTCTTTAGAAATCTTATTTGATAGCCCACCAAAAATCTTCAACTTATCGAATTATTGTCTCAGTCAAGAATATTACAATAATGGAATTTCATTTACGTATGGTTCAACTTTCACTTCTTCACCGTTATATCAGGGATCGTACCATTTCGACGGAAACGGTGGACTAGGCGTAAAAAATACATCAGCCTTTAATTTTGGATCATCTGATTTTTGTATAGAAGCATGGGTTAAAGTCGACACAAACAGTGGCGGATTCCGTTGTATAGCATCAACTATCAGAGACACTGTAAACTCTGTTGCAGGGGGTGGCGCTCTTGTAGCAGGAATAGGTGGATGGGGAAGCAGAGGGGCTGAAAAATCGTGGGGTGAATATACAGACACCCCTGGTGGATCCGGAACTCTAGGCCAAGGTGGAGCGGGTTCAGGATCAGTTTACGGTGGAGGTGGGGGAGGTGGTGGCGGTGGATATTACGGTGGAGGTGGTGGCTGCGGCGGTGGTGGCTGGGGCGGATGGTGTGCCGGCGGCGGCGGAGGCGGATCAAATTTTATTTCAACTAGTTTTACAAATACAATTTCTAAAAAAGGTAGCGAATCTTTTACACTTCCCAATGGAACTCCATCCGTAGGCAATACTGGAAACGGTTATGCCAGAATCACACGAACTAGCGATAATACAGTAACTAATTTTTCATTCACGGGTTCTCCGCAAACTTTTACGGTTCCCACCGACGGCAACTATATAATTGAAGTATGGGGAGCTCAAGGTAAAGGATCAACCGCAGTAGCTGGAAAATCTGTTGAAGGTGGTAGAGGAGGATATTGTAAAGGAACTATCTTTCTTACAGCAGGAACTGTTTTAAATATATACGTCGGTGGACAAAATGGATATAATGGCGGCGGTGCAGGTGGGGTGGCCACCAGTTCTGAAAATGGAGGCAACGGTGGCGGCGCAACAGATATTAGATTAGGTGGAAATGCTCTTTCTGATAGAATTATTGTGGCTGGAGGTGGCGGAGGAACAGGCGGTGCAGGAAATCTATTCATAAATTATTCTCAAACGCCTACAGGCAATGGTGGCGCAGCAGGAGAAAATGGATCTAGCCCGAATAGCCCGAACGGATGGGCTCTATTCGTTGATGAAACAGCTAAATGTTTTTGGGCATACATAACATACACTGATGGTAGTTATGATATGGTCAGAGAGAATGCCGACCCACTTGACACAACCGTCTGGAACCATGTGGCGTTAGTGAGATACGGATCGACAATTTCATTATATAGAAACGGAATAAAAACAGGTGAAGTTTCATGTGGGACAAAATCATTGATGACAAACTCAGCAGGATACTGCTACATTGGGTGTTACAGGGACGATGAAGGTGAGAGGGTACTAGGACTTCTGGCTCCTTTAAAAGGGAATCTTAATGACGTAAGAATAACTGTAGGAAATGCCAGATATACAAGCAATTTCACACCACCAAGCGCTTTTGGTACAACAACCTACACTATCACTCCAGTAGCTCCTTATCAGGATTTCAACCCTCTTGCAGTGCTTGGCGCCCCAAGTATCATTAACAAATTAACATTTACAGCACCCTATCAAAACTTCAATCCATACCAAGAACCATTTGATCAGAAGTTCAAATTAACATTTATAGCTCCTTATCAAAATTTCGATCCATATCAAGAGCCATTCAGTCAAAAATTTGTTACATTTAGAACAGATGAAACATGGACATCTCCAAAAAATCCAGGTGTTGTTACAGGTCTACCGAAAGATACAAGCGGATCTCAGCATTTTGCTGGTTGGGGTAAGATTTATGGCGTAGTGACTGAAAATGCTCAACCTATTTCTTGTATGTTGCGTTTGTATGATTACGTTAGCGGGGCATTAGTGGCAGTAACTCATAGCGCTCCAGACGGTTCTTACCAGTTCGGAAATCTTGATATGACAAGAATTTATACACTTGTAGCTTACGACCCGAACAAAAATTACAATAGTATCATTCGCGATCTCATCAAACCTGAAAGAATGTGAGTCAATATATTCTTTATTGTCACGATAAATAAATTATAAAAATTTGAATATGAAGGAGTTGATTCTATCGAAATTTAGGAGTTCGAATAATGAGAGCAGCACAAATCGAAAATAATGAAGTAGTTAATCTTTTAGAAGTTCCTTCCCTTGATTATTATGGCGACCTATATACACTTGTCGAAGCACCTGAATGGGTGCAGATTGGAGCGACATGGGATGGAATCACTTTCACTAATCCGCCCCCATTCGCATCGCAACCAAAAACACCAGAAGAAATTATTGCTGAATTTGCAGCAAAAATTCAAGCCCGTCTTGATGCTTTCGCACGTACACGAAATTATGATGGTATTCTCTCGGCATGTACTTATGTAACGAGCACAAATCCAAAATTTGCAGCTGAAGGACAATATTGCGTGCAAGTACGTGATGCGACGTGGGCAAAATGTTATGAAGTTTTAAATGAAGTACAATCTGGTCAACGACCAATGCCATCATGGAAAGAACTTGAAGCAGAACTTCCAGCCCTGGAATGGCCAGTATAAGATATGGCAACCATCTTCTCTCGCCAGCAATTCGCAGAATATTGTTTAAGAAAACTCGGCGCACCAGTCATTGAAATCAATGTCGCTGATGAACAGATTGATGATTGTATCGATGATGCGTTACAAAAATTTTGGGAATTTCATGGTGAAGGTTCTGAAAAGAATTTTGTAACCATTACTTTGACATCAGATGATATTACCAATCGTTACATTACAATTCCTGAAAATATTGTAACGATTCTTCGAATCTTACCATTCAATAACATTTCTAGTAGCTTAAATCTCGAATACCAATTTTTCTTAACTGAAATAATGAACGTGAAACGTTTAATTAATGATGGATTACATAGCTATGCCATCACTGAAGAATATTTGAAGACAATTAATGAATTTTTCAACCGCGAAAAGATGATTCGCTGGAATCGTCATACAAATCGTCTTTTTCTGGATACGGATTGGTCGCTTTTCAAGCCTGGTGATTATATCGTATTAGAAGCTTATGTCATTATAGATCCAGAAGATTATGATAGCGTTTGGAATAATATCTGGCTGAAAAAATATGCGACTGCCTTGATCAAAAGACAATGGGGCCAGAATATGCTCAAATATGACGGATTTCAATTACCTTCTGGTATTACTTTAAATGGTAGGCAACTTTTTGATGACGCTAATGCTGAAATTCAGCAGCTCGAAGAAGAGCTCCAAGATGTGTGGCAACTACCCGTAGATTTCATGGTTGGTTAAATGACTACAAACCCTTACTTTAACCACCTCAAAAATAAATCAGAACAGTCTTTCTACGAAAGTCTGGTGGTTGAGAGTATCAGAAATGCAGGATTTGATGTCTTTTATATTCCACGTGAATATCTAGAAATTGATCCGATACTTGGTGAGCCAAAGAAATCATCGTTCAATTCTGCATTCAAGATTGAAGTTTACTTGAAAGAAATTACAGGTTATGGCGGCGAAGGTGATATAATGTCGAAATTCGGTCTGCGGATGACAGACACTGCCACATTCGTATTGAGTAAAAAAAGATTCAATGAACTAGGCATTCCAAACAGACCTAGACCTCGTGAAGGTGATTTAGTTTATGTGGGTGACACTGAAAATGCAGGATATGCGTCATTCACGAACAGCTTTTTCGAAATTAATTTCGTTGAGCATGAATCTCCTTTCTGGCAATTGGGAAAGTATTTCGTTTATGAGTTGAAATGTCAATTATTTGCCTACTCGTACGAGAAATTCAACACTGGAAATCCTGCAATTGATATTTTAAACACAAGTGATAATGCGTCTGATCTTTCAGTGGCTGAGAATAGTGGTCTAGAAAACAAGAAGATTACATTAGTTGATTTCTCAGAAAAGAATCCTTTTGGTGATCTATAATGGCACGTCCTGTTTTTTATCATAACACTATCAAAAACATCATCGTAGCCTTCGGAATAATTTTTGATAATATTCGCTACATCAATGATGAAGGAATTGAAATTAAAGTGCCGATTCATTATGCACCGAAAGAAAAGTTTGTGAGCTATTTCATGGAAAAAGCAGACTTCGATCAACTCGACATGGAAATTCAATTGCCGAGGATGGCATTTGAAATTACTAGCTTAAATTTTGCACCAGAAAGATTTGTCAATCCTCTGAATCGAATTAGTGACTCGACTATTGATGAGAAGAAATACATGTTCAGTCGAATTCCTTATGATTTTCAATTCAATCTCTATATAGCAACCAAGAAATTTGAAGATAGCTTGAAGATTGTCGAACAAATTATGCCAATTTTTACGCCTGAGTTTAACATCACCATCAAAGACAAGGAAGATTTTGGTCTTCGTACTGACATTCCTGTCATTTTAAACAGTGCAGGATTTGATATTGAATATGAAGGTACTTATGAGACAAAAAGAACTATCATGTGGACATTAGGATTTACTGCCAAAGGATGGTTATATGGAGATGTGAAGCAACAGAATGTGATTAAGAAAACAATTACTGATTTGAAACAAACTGATTTTGATAGGAAATTTGCGACTCTGATTAGTGAAGTTGTACCGAATACGGCTGGTAAAAATGATCCTCATACCATTGTCGATACAATTAATGAATAATGGACAAAATTTCTGAAGTATTAGGAACAGCTACTGGCATCTCAGAAGAAAATTCAACTGAAGTTGTGCCAGTTGTTTCTAATGAAATGACGCAAGTGATTGAGAAGTATGAGGACTTGAAAGAAAATTTGATTGAGGATTACAATTTTGCTAGAAATAATTTACGTGAAGTCATTAGACAAGCAATGTTATTGTTACCGAATGCGATATCATTAGCTAGGGATGTCGAAAGTCCGAGGATGTACGAAAGTGCTTCAACATTCATAAAGACTATTGCCGAAATCAATAAAGATCTACTAGAAATCACTGAGCGAAATCTCAAAAAAAATTCCAAAGCAGAAAACAGCCTATCTGATCAAGGACAAGGAAATGTCGTCAATAATGCAATCTTTGTAGGGACAACTGAAGAATTGTGCGCAAAGATTGCTGGTGATCGAGCAAGCCAAGAATAATCCTGTCACTGCTCCAAAAGAAATCCCGAAAAGATTTGTGTCTATTAGTCTGGTTGTTCTAAATTCTTCCAATTATAAATAAGGATAATTTTGTTAGTCTGTGCTCTAATTTTGGGGTAATCATAATGATTGCGGTGACTGCGAAGTAGATCTTATTCAGTGCACCAAGGAATCAGGAAATTGACAGATGACAAGAAATTAGGATGCACTAAAGGAATCAAGAAATTGACAGATTTCTAATGCACTAAAAGAAATTGGAATGCAACAAAAGAAGACAAATTTCTAGTGCAAACAAAGAAGATAAATAAGTTCAATTCAAAAATTTAAATCCAGAAGTCTGGATATTGATTAAAGTGTTCCTAAAAGATTTAGAGTGCACAAATCAAGCTAACTAAATTTAGAAATTTCTAATGACATCAAAATATTTTGAAAAGTATTAAATAAATAAAATTGATTGAATTGAAAGATTTTAATGCACTGAAAATTTTGAAATTAATTAAATCAATAATTCTAGAAATTTCTAATGTAATGAGTATTCTAAAAACAAGATGCTAGAAATCATTTATAAATATTTTAATAGAATAGTTATTTCTAGCACATCATCTATTCTACCATTCTGAAAGATTAAGAATTCATATTTTCAAGAATATTTAGTCTATTATTAATCAAGCTAGCTAAACATAGACTGTCATTATTATTCTAAAAATTTTTTAAAAAAATTTCTCATTTCAATGAGCAGACTTTCCAGTCCAAGCCTACCTAGTCATCTTTTTAAAATTTCTAGATTCTAGATTTTAAATTTTAGAATTTATTCTAGATTTTAAATTTTAGAATTTATTCTAGATTTTAAATTTTAGAATTTATTCTAGATTTTAAATTTTAGAATTTATTCTAGATTTTAAATTTTAGAATTTAGGATTTAACTTTTTAGATGAATAAAGGGCTTGATTCCTTACTCACCCGACACCTTTAGAAGATATCTAAATTTCTAGTAATTTATTAATTTTAGCTGGCTTTAGCCAGCTCCTTAATAATTTACTAATTCCTTAGTTACTTACTACTTACCAGAGGGAAGCGGGGGATAAACCCCCACTCCCCTCTATATTTTCTAATTAATCTTTCTAGAAATTATTAATTTAATTTAAATCAATTTAATTTAAATTTATTTATTAATTTACACCCAATTACTAACGGGAGGGGTTACGCTTCCCCTTGACTCCCGTTACCTCAGGCATACACCAGCATGCCCATCGCCCGCGACTCATGCTCGCTATCATCTTTTTTAAAGGCAGAATGATAGCTACTGATGAGTCTGCCGTCTCGATATTCAAAACTTTTACGGGTCGGTCTTGAATACCTACTCAGCTAAAGCTGAATCGGCGCCTTTGTCACCCTTTCGGGTCAAAGCTGGATAGCCAGAACCAGTACCGCACTACCCAACTACCGCTTTCTGTCAGCACCGTTTTAAATCCCCGTGGGTGCTGAGCGCTTGGCTGCTGCCCTCATAGCTTACTCGCGGACCCCCTAATAGGCTTGTGACTTGAGGGGGTGGCACAATACTCATAACAAATAACCTACGTGTCTCAGTGAGACCCGACTGGTTTGTGAATTCTCGTCATCCTTGATTCGACATCCTTCACATTATATTTATACTATTCAACACAAAGATCAAGCATTTTTTCAAAAAATTTTGCGTCCTTTCGCATTATATTTATATTATTCAGTGCAAAAAGTCAAGCACTTCTTAAAAAAATTTGCATCCATGTTATTATTTATCAAATTTGATACAAAAATCAAGCCTCTTTTAAAATTGGCTTGAGCTGATCTTCATTATGTGATATTATATAGTGGAGTTAGTTGAATGACAATCGATAAATATTTATAAGATAATCCGTGAGGTGAATACATGAAAAAGTGTCTTTTTCTTCTTAGCTTTTTAACAACACAGGTTTTTGCACAAACTCTTTTGGAAGAAGATTTTCAAGGAGTTATCATCAATAATGCTAATCAAGTTAAAACTGTAGGTGCTATTAATGCATCTGAACAATGGAACTCTTTAAATTGTGCAAGCGCTCATTCTACTCCTTCTGGTTGTGCTAATCCTGCTACTGAAGATGTTTCTGTTTCTTTCATCAATACTGGAACTGGAAATGCTTCGGTTGCTTCATTCAATGTTAGGAATGGAGCTAATCCCATTGATTTAGATAATAATCCTTTTTCGATTTTCGGAGACAATGATTTCGACAACAGGTTTGGATCTTCAGCAAATAAATTTCTGGTGATTGGAGATGATTCGGATGATTTGAGTGGCAATCCGAATGGAGGAACGACTAGAAATGGTTCGAGTTTGATGCAAATTGAATTTCCGCTTTTTGCAGCTCAAGGATCACCAAAACAACTGACAGTGGAATTTGATTATGTTTTCGACGCTGATAATGTGAATAATTCAGATGATTTCTGGGTTGAATTGGTGTTAGCCGACAATACGACAGTTCCATTGCTCAGTCACAATTCTCCTTCAACTGGCACTCGAGGAACATTTTCTACTACAATTCCTTACCCCCATATGTTGCCCGTGTCTTTACGTTTCAATTTGAGAGAATTTGCAGGAGCAGGTAATTCAGCAGTAGGAATTGATAATATTGCGGTGAGGGCTGTTCCACCTAAAAATAATTCAGTTAGTGAACCTGGAGTTTTGATGTTGTTTGGATTGGGATTGTTCATTTTAAATGGCACACGAGTGTTGAAACACAGAAACTAGAGGAAATCGTATGTTTACATCTGCGTTACTTTGCTTGAGTGGTTTCATTCTTCTTATCATTTCAGATCGAGATCCAACTAGATTGGAGTTGATGGAGGTACTTTCCTATGCCATTATCCTTTGCGGGATGTTGATTGCTGTTGAAGAGATTTTCAATCAAGAGGAGGGTTCATGAGAGTTGTCGACTTGATATTGGCATTCGTATTCGTTTGCGTTTCAATTTATATGCTGGATTATGCCACGACTCTTGTTCTCAGTGAACTAACAGACGGGTGCTCGTATGACTGAAAAATACCAATTCTTCTTTCGCAGTGACTTTTCCGATTGGCCTCAGTGGTTAAAGGAAGCTTGGGCCAAGAAACCTTCCATTCCAGGGTCTTTTTACCCAGCCTGGGGACCTGAGGATATTCACTTTTTCATCTACACGCATGATGGACCTCAACAGATTCAAGACGGAGATGTGCTAGTTTACTCTCCTTCGACAGGCGAGATTCTAGTGGAGTCGAAAGAATAATTACCAGTGGCCGTCGCTGACGTTCAAATAGACAAAGCTAGCTTGTGTTATGATGGGAACCCTAAGCTTAAAAAAGCTGGGGTATCTATTCCTTTTACACAAGAGCAAATTGCTGAATATATTAAATGTAAAAATGATATCATTTATTTTGTGAAAAATTATGTTAAGATCATTTCTCTTGATAAAGGCATGGTCTTGTTCGATTTATATCCTTTCCAAGAGGATATGATTCGAACTTTTCAAGAAAATCGTTTTGTGGTTTGTATGTTATCGCGGCAGTCTGGTAAAACGACAACTGTCGCGGCTTATTTGCTCTATGAGGCTATTTTTAATGAGAATATGCGTATTGCCGTGCTTGCCAATAAAGGAGATACGGCAAGAGAAATTCTTGATCGAATTAAGAAAATGTTTGAAGAACTGCCTTGGTTCTTGAAGCCAGGAGTTCGAGAATGGAATAAAGGATCAATTGAATTGGGCAACGGAACGAGGATTATATCGGCTGCGACTAGTT